CTTAATCTGTTAAGATTGTTACTCTTTTTAGGAGCACTGCTACCTTCTCCTGCAATACCCATAGCTTTAGCCATAGCACTGTAGTTATTGGTATCTATAGTCATTATATCTGTCATTCATTTTCCTTTCTATTTACATAAGTTCCGTAGTTATATCACGCAACATCTTTAGTGTCAAGCCAATTATCACCTATTTTTGCTTCTAATAATAATGGCACATTAAACTCAATCTGAAACTGCCTTTCTATAATATTTTGCAGATCATTATTAAGTTTCTTAATTATATATAGCACCTGATTAATTTCTTCAGGATGAATATCAACTACTACAGAATCATGTACAGAGTTAACTATGCAAGATTTATGGGTAGATAATAATTTCTCCATGTGTATTAACACAAGAGGTACTATATCAGCAGTAGCGAATGACTGCACAGGATAATTTTTTATCTGTGTAAAGTGACTAACACTGCCATTTCTTCTTCTCTCTACATCAGGGAAAGCAAACTGTCTACCTGATGGGGTAGTTATCATTCTCTTCTCTAGAGCTTCTTGAGCCAATCTGGAGTGCCATGACTTGATACCTTTATATTTTTCTGTGAACTGTTCATAATATTTTGCTTCAGCAGACGTTCTCCCAAAGCCTGTTGCTCCATAGAGGGGTGCAAAGGTATGAGCTTTTGCTTCTTGCCTAGTAGTTTTCTGACCTGATTCCGTAATGACAGAAGCAGTGTATGCATGTACGTCAAATCCATCTTCAATCTCCTTCATTGCTATTTTATCTTGTGACAGGAAAGCTGCCGCCCTAAACTCTAGTTGAGCAAAGTCAGCTTCTAATATCTTTCCCCCTTTCCATCTTGATACAAACACTCTTTTAACAGGGAATGTACCACCTCTAGGCATGTTCTGCATGTTAGGGTCTGCACCACTAAACCTGCCTGTAGAAGTTCTGTGCTGTAACAACCTAACGTGTAGTTTCTTATCAGGTTTTACGTATATATTTATGCCCTCTACAAATGAGGACAAATATGTGTCTAGTGCTGATACCCTTTGCAGATCGGTTAAAAAGTTGTATGCATCCTGCCTATTAGTATTTTTAGCTGACCTTTGTAATATTGCCAACATATTCTTATTAACACTAAAACCATTAGCAGTAACCCATTTAGCAGTAGGTGGATTAAACTTAAATCCTGCTACATTCTTAGATGGTTTAAATATATAACCACTACCTTCGCACTTGTCACACTTAGGTTGATTAATATAAGGTGTGCCATCTTTCTTTATCTTTCTAAGTCTACCTGTTCCATAACAATTAGAACACCTAACTGCTGTAGTCTTGTACACAATATCTGAATACTTACTTATGTTATTTATTAAGTCTGCTTTGTTCATATAAGGGTGGAAGTTATTCAACCATGTTGTCTTCTCCTTTGGCTTGCGACTATATATAACCCAAGACATCTGTTCAGGACTATTGAGATTAATAGAGGTATCCCCCATAAGATTAGATACTTGTATACGTAATCTTTTTTCTGTTTCAATCTTCTCTTTCTCAAACTCTGCACGAACCTCTTCTAACTTACCCATATTAACTGCAAAACCTCTTGAATATATCTTAGCTAGTACAATAGACACACTGTTAGTTAATACTACAGTCTCCATCAAGCTACTATACTCAACAGTATTTAGCTTTCTATATAACTCATCAGAGAGTTGTTGAGTTGCATGTAAATCTGCTGACAAATATTCTGATAATTCTTCAGGTGGTATTTCATCTACTCCCATGTCTTTCTTAAAATATTCTTTTAATGTATCTTGCTTCTTCGTATCTAGATCATATCTTTCTGCACATGCTTCTAAAGATAAAGGTTGTTTAATACCTCTCTGTATCACATACTCTGCTAACATAGTATCAAACACACTACCCTCATACTTAAATCCACATTCCCACAACCACATTAAATCGTAAGATATGTTGTGACCTATGAGTATTGTAGCCTTGTCTAGTAACTCCTGTACACCATCAAAGTTATCTCTAAATAAGTATTTTTCTCCTGAATCTGTTAAACATCCCACCATAACTAATTTGTTGGTAGGCTCAAAAGGATCAAGGTGCATCTTGCCATCTCGCTTAGTAACTGTATTTTCTACGTCAAGTGTTAGTTTCATTGTTTATACTCCTTTAATATATAGTTGTCTATAAAATGTTGTATATCTGCTTTATGTCTGTACCATTTATTCTTATACAGATTTCTCCAATTATCATTGAGTAGTGTAACTACAAACTTACCATTAACTAATACAGTGCCACTCTCATAGTCTTCTACATCAAGACCTGCTTCAATTAACTTTATTAGTTTTTTGAGTCTACCAACTTCTCTTTGAGAGGAATTAGAGTATTGTAGTTTATGATAATTTCTTTGGTCACACTCCTTAGCAAGAATCTGTTCTTGATGTAACTCTTGCATCAGATCAGGTATATCTTTCTTAGTATACATACTTTCTGACTTTTCTATCTTAGCTCTATGTTCATCTAAGTATCTTGTAGAATTTGCCAATCTTCTTGTCTCATCAGCAAATGCTCCAAGTCCAGTATTACAGTGATGACATATCCAACCTCTAAAGGTATTGGTTTCATGGCAATGATCTAGTACCCAATTCTTCATTCTCATCTGACCATACTTAGATAACTCCTCTATATCTCTCTCACATATAGGGCAACAGTAGTCTTCGCTAGGGTATTCATTTTCACTTCTTAGCTTTTTGATTATAGCCTTGTGACCATTCTTGCAGGACTTACAGGTTCTTTTTATCTCACCTGACTTCATTGCAATAAACTGTGTTACAGGTTGCTCTATGTCACACTTGATACACGTTAGATATTTTGTCATAACTCATACCTTCCTATTTTATAATTGAGTGTGCATATCCTTGATCCATGCCACCCTGTTAGTTTATTCTTTACCACATTTAAGTGTCTTTGTAAATCTTCTTCTTCTTCAGGGGTCTCCTGTTTAGGAGGATTCTTAGCAATCAGTATCATTAAATCAGCTTCCGCTGCTTTTCCTGTACGACTACCTTCCATCATTGCTTGGTTAAGTATTACTTTACCTTCTGCTTCAGCATTTAACTGAGACATATAAAAGACTGCACACTCATGCTGTTTGGCAATCATACGAGCATGTATAGCATTAGCTTTAAGTGCTTCATCAGGTCTTGAGAATCCACCTGATCTAGAAAACTTATCTCCCATATCAAGCACAAGCACATCAGGTTTATATGTTTTACACACACTCTCTACCCATGCCATATCACGATCAGAAGCATCTTTTATTTTTACTTTATCTCGTATAGGTGCATAGGAATCTCTAGCCTTACTAGGATTTGCCTTGATCTCCTGCATTGTCATACCTGTGCAAGCAGTTAAGTACCTAGCACCAACTCGGTGATACCCTTCCTCATTACATAACACAATACAGTTTGCACCCTGATGTGCCAAACCTTCAGGTCCTGCTATCATACTTGCATGGAAAGATGTCTTACCTGTATTAGGTCTAGCACCTATCTCAATCAAGTGTCCTGCATTAACTCCACTAATCTGTCTAGTTAGACAAGGTATATTGAAATGCCATCTAGCTTCTAAATCATTCTTAGCTAGAAGTGTCTCTATGGATATATCATCCCACTCTATATTTAAGTCAGGTGTAAAGTCATCGTTATGTTGCTCAATCAAACGTCTCAAAGGTTCAAGGCTTGACTGCGTTCCATTAACATATTCAAATCCTAAGTTAGCAACATCCTCTCCTACTACCTGTTGAAATAACTTTGACAACACTTCTTGTGCAACATCACCACCTAGAGGTGTCTCTTTCTTTACCTGAGCAAACAGAGAAGAGTATGCCTGTTTCTGTGCAGTCGTTAGTGTAGGATTATTAGACATAAACAATGCTTCAATCTCGTCAGGTGTAAGTGTCCTTTCATACCTATCCATCGCTGTGTCTATTGCGTTCTTTATTTTACGAGCATCCTTACTGAATAGTCTGTCAGGACATTTTGCTCCTCTGTGTTCTGAATAAAATTCTTTATCCATTAAACTTCTTAATAGTGCTAGTTCCATATTATATCTCCTTTGGGGTTAGGTTCATTAAATTTATTATGTCATTCTCATCACGATATTTTAAATCGTCATTTAGTTTTATAACTCTTACGTCATTTACATATCCTCTTAGTTCTTTAGCAAAAGATAGTGTCTTAGGTAATGCATCAGGGTCTAGTGCTATTATAGCTGTTGAGAATCGTGTCATATATTCTTTATGAGCTTCGGATAATGATGTACCTAACACAGCTACCCCAACATATGCATCACTACCTATAACTGAAGCACTGACACAATCCTCAACAACAACTGCAACCCTACCACAACCATATACAAAAGGCAAGTCATTATTTCCATATCGTTTCCATTTGGGTAGTCGGTTTGTTATAGACCTGCCTATCGCATCTAGGATAGTATTGTTGTGTGTGACAGGGAATACAACACGTTTGTCTTTTACGTCATAGTGCAAATCGAGTTTGTCAACATCTAAATCCCATAGTTCACAGAAAGTCATAACTTCTTTTCTATATCTATGAGGTACAATGTAATCAGGTAAAACAAAATCTATTTTATTCTCTTGCATATTAGTTTTTTTAATATCATCTACAGATAATCTAACTCTACTACTACCACTTATCGCACAAGTTACTTTGTAGCAGTTCCATAATATGCTACCCATATTGTTTGTTACAGTAAATGTTTTATACCCATTACATAATGGACAGTTTAATCTACGTGTTTCTCCATTATTTAAATCTAAGTTATTTATATACTCTTTTATGTTGTTCATAGTATGTACCTCTGGGCAATGACAATGTCTTGTAGCATGGATTTAAACATCCGTCAAACTTTTTCTTAAATTTAATGCAAGATTTGCACTAGCTAATGTATTTTTCATATAAGGCTTGACACTTTGGGGATTAGTATGACCTGTTACTGCCATAATGTTACCCATAGAAACACCTGCATCAACCATTTCTGTTGTACCTGTTCGTCTTAGATCAGACAGACGTAGCTCCACAGGAAGTCCTGCATCGTTCATTATATCTCTAGCTAGTTTAGGTAGTCTATGCTTAGAATAAGGCTTGTAGACCCCCTTAGAAGGCTTTGTACAGGGTGCTACATACTCTTGAAAGCCATAGTCTTGCTTCTGCTGAGTAAGCATCTCTCCTAGATCATCCGAGACAGGTAAAAACACCTCTGCTCTACGTTTAGACTGCTCTATATGCATCCTTTGTTTGTCTAGATCAAGATTATCCCATTTAATTACTCGCATATCTCCAAGTCTTTGACACCACTCATATGCCATCTGTGCAATCAAGCCTATGTTTCTTGTATGAAAGTCTTGATATGCATAGTCAAGGAATGTGCAGACATTATCCTTTGTCCACACCACCTTTCTTGCTACAGGTGTCTTCCTTTTGATACTTGTGAAGGGGTTAATATTATAATGCTCCATATGTATTGCAAAATTATATACAACTCTCGCTACAGACATTACATGATTAGCCATATGTATACCCCTCTCACACCACATCTCATATGCTACCTTTGCCATCTTGGTAGTGATATCAGATATTTTGATACTGCCTAAATTTTTAGCATTATCTATTTTTGTCTCAGATAAGACAGTTAAAAAGTATTGATATTGTACTTTAGTTTCCTGCCGTAAGTTCTTGAAATCAAAGGATAAATAATACTTATCTATTAAATTAGATAGCTTCATTTTAGGCTGCCATCAATGCTTTAAATTCAGGTGAAGATACCCACTGTGATACTTTTTGCTCTCTTGCCCACATAGATTGTGCAACAGTATCCTTGCCTGTATTTCGTAGGGCAAAGCCATTTCTTTCATCTGCATAAGATGCATAATTTGTGAAAGCAGAGTATAATGCAAACACATTTTTACCTCGTATAGAGATTTCTTCACAAGCTAACTTGTACATCTTCTTAGCTAACTTCTCTGACTTAATTATCTTTTCAAGTAATGTCTTACCATCTACGTTGAGAGGTGTATCAGCCATAGACTGTAAGTATCTTTGTCTAGCATCAAAAGTACTCTTAGAATTTTTAAGTTCCCATATAAAATTATCTATGTTGAACCCTTTAGTATTCTTCATCATCACAGATTTAAAATCTCCTGTAATCTGTCCATTAGAACAGTATGTATCTATAGCACCAACGTGTGCTTGGTTAGAGCATGAACCATCTATAGCATGTAAGGCTATGATTCTTTCATTTATAACTGTCTGATGTTTAGCTGTCGTTATAGTATGTGACACATTAGGTAGTGTAATATCTACCTGTGACCATGCATTGTTTCTAGCACTTCTTAGTGTAACTTTTGCACCATACAAATCCCTGAAGTCACGATTGTCTTGTATAACTTGTTCCATAGCATTAAAAAATGCAGGATGTGATGCACACTTGAAGCCACTACCAACGATACCTAAGTACTCGCCTGTATCTTCTCTGACTACATACTTATGATCTCTCATTTTAGTAGGTTCATAGGCTACCTTGAAGTCTAGGTTATCTTCTAATTTAATTAATTTGTCTTGTACTATATCTAATGGCATAGTTATTCTCCTTTTCTGTTGTTGTAGCTTAACAAGTTGTTAAACCGATTGATTAATATGTTGTATAAGATATTGAGGCAGAAGTCAAGTGCTTTTCTTTGCTTCAATATATATTCTCATGTGTGTGGATTCATCTAAGTTTTGACCCCAATAGGTAGCACCTGTACCTTTTAACTCAGGCTTAATGTGTTGTCCACGTACTCGCATCTTGTATGTCTTCTTGTTAAAGAACTTCTTCATCTTGTCAACAAACTCTTGACCATCTGTATCGTTAGGTATTTCACTAAAGATATAGCCTTTGCCTAGTTTGTTTGTTTCATCGCAGTATGCTTTTTTCCAAAACTCTTTGTGCTTGACTTCTTGCTCATACATCTCTTGAAGTTCTTCTATGTCTTGTTTTACCTTCTCACAGTTATCCCACATAACTTGATAGGCTTCCTTAGATACTGTATCTTTGATCTTGCCTTCTTGGGTATCAACCCTAACATCTTCATCATTCTGTTTTACAAATGCTCTGACCATGTGCTGAAAGTCCATATGTGAGATAGGAATATATCTACCCTCTGCTTCTGAATAGTATGTCTTGTAGTTTAAATCATACATATCCTCTGCTAATTTACCTGTGCTAGTTGTTGCTCCTAGCATTTGTACTACTCTGTGTATCTTCATGCCACTTCTCCTTTCATCCATGTTGGTTTATTTGTATACTTATACCTTGCGAATCTTGACTTGTCAACTATATAAAACTTTCTATATGCTTCAATAGGAAAGAACTCTTTTGTCTTCAAGTCATCA